GGCCTGAATAGGCGGTGGAAATGTGGCTAGAAAGAAGCAGATGACAAGAGATGAGCGAATCAAAGCGGAGGAGAAGAGGCTTCGGGAGATTTTGTCTTCGATGCCCGAAGATAAACTCCGATTGGTGGAGGGNCTTGTCGAGCGGGCTGCATTTTTGCGTGTCGAGCTGGAGGACCTTGAAGAGGACATCAACGCGAACGGCTCGATCGAGGTGTATCAGGCAGGGCCGTCGTCCCCGCCTATGACTAAAGTGCGGGCTGCCGCGCAGCACTATGACAAGATGGTGCGGCAGTACCTCGCTACGTGCAAACAACTCGCCGAGTTGGCCGGGGCGCCGGGTGCGGCAAAGGGAGCAGGCAAGGGTGGCAACGACGAGCAGAATCCGTTCGAGGCGCTCGTCCAGTCGAAGATCCGCCGAGTCAAGTAAGTCGCTGCCCAAGTACATCCAAGACTGGCACGACTACGTCGAAGCGCACCCGGAACGGCACTGCGAAGACATAAAGAAGCTCAAGCGAATGATCGAAGACCTGCTGGCCCGCGATGACATCTTCTATGACCCGGCCGACGTGGAGACGTTCATTCAGTTCTGCTCGATGTTGCGTCACAAAGAGGGTCGGTGGGCCGGGCAGCCGCTGGAACTGTCGATTGAGCAGAAGTACATCGCGGCCTGCGTCTTGGGGATCAAGTGGCACGACCCGGAGCTGGAGATGGACGTCCGGTATTTCCGGGAGCTGGTGCTGTTTGTTGGGCGCAAGTGGGGCAAGTCGACGTTCATTAGCGCCTTGGCGGCCTACATGCTCATGCTGGACGGGGAGCCGGCCGCCCAGGTATGGTGCCTCGCCACGATCAAGAGCCAAGCGGCCATCGTCTACGAGAATACCAAGGCGCTGTTGCAGTCGAGCCCATACCTGACCCCGCCGGACAACCCGCGGAAATACTGGCGAACCAAGCGGGACCGGGACAACGCCGAGATGTTGCTGTTCCCGGCGACCAATAGCTTCATGAAGCCGGGAGGCAAGAACAGCCAGAACCAGGACGGTCTGAACCCGCATTGCTATGTGATCGACGAACTGCACGCCATCACCGACCGGAACACCTATGACGTGTTCACGTCGGCGACAGGTGCCCGGTCGCAGCCACTGGGCATCATCATTAGTACTTTCGGGTTCGTGCGGGAAGGCATCTTCGACAGCGTCCTGGAACGGTGCGAGAAACGTCTTAACGGGGAGACCGACGAGCGGCTCTTCCCGATGATTTTTCGTATCGACAAGGATGACGACCCGACCGATGAGCGGTGCTGGATCAAGGCGAACCCGGGCCTGCTCGAAGGTCGGCCTACTCTGCGGTATCTGCGTGAGGAGTTCCAGAAGACGGTCGCCGACCCGTCGATGCTGCCGAGCTTCTTGGCGAAGCATTTGAACCGGGCGGCCAGTACGGCGGTGGCCTTCTTCGACCTGCACGTCATCGACCAGTGCGCCGCCGATATGAGCCTGGACATGCTCCGGGACAAGTACGCGGTCGGTGGCGTGGACTTGGCCGAGACGACGGACTTGTGCTGCGCGACGGCGCTGGTTCCGCTGAATGGCAAGCTCCATGTGTTCCAGCGTTACTTCATCGCCAGGAACCGGCTGGAGCAAAACTCAAAGCGGGACCAGATGGCCTATGAGAGCTTCACCCGGACGGGGGCAAGCGACCCGTTAAACCACAAGCTGCTGCATATCTGTGAGGGCAGCTTGGTGAGCCGCAAGGACGTGGCCGCATGGTTCGAAATGCTGGCTACGGAGTACGGCGTGGTGTTTTGGAAGATCGGTGCCGACCGATGGCACTTCGCGGACTTCGCCGAGGAAATGGAGCTCCGAGGTTTTCCTCGGGAGGACAAGGACGGCCGCGGGGTCCTGTTTGAGGTGGCGCAGGGGGCTAAGACGCTTTCTGGGCCCATGAAAGAAACCAGGGCGCTGTTTGCTGATCGGAAGATCGTGTTCAGCCGGCACAACGGCCTTTTTAGGTGGTGCGTTACGAACACAGCGGCCCGGGTGGATGCGAACAATAACGTGACGCCGGATAAGCGGTCCAGCCGGGCCCGGATTGACGGCTATACCTCGTTCCTGAATGCCTATGTAGCCTACTTGAAGGTCAAAGACGATTTTGCCATGTATCAACCCTGAAACGGGCCGCCCCGATGGGGTGGCTTTCATTTATTACCAGAGGTGGTGAGCATGTGAGCTGGCTGAAGCGCATTTTCAATCGACCCCGCGGTGAGATGGTGAGCCGGGTCCTGCTCATCACCGACCACGGAAACTGGTTTCGCACATGGGACGGTTCGCTCTATAAGAGCGACATCGTCCGTGCAGCTATCCGGCCAAAGGCGAAGGCCATCGGCAAACTTACGGCGATGCATATCCGTGAGACCGCTGGGCAGCTGCAAATCAACCCGGAACCCTACTTGCGGATGCTGCTTGAGGAGCCTAATCCCTATAGCGGCGGTCAGATGTTCCGGGAGCGATTGGCAACGCTACTCCAGCTGAACAATAATGCATTCGTCCAGATTGTCCGTGACCAGGACGGCCTGCCGCAGCAACTCTATATCATCCCTGCAGCGACGGCTGAGGCCATCATTCGCCCGGGCGGCGAGCTGTGGTATCGATTTCAACTGATGGATGGTGGCTTCCTGGAGCTGCCTAACCGTGACGTCATTCATCTTCGTGATGAATACGCAGAGAATGACGTTTTTGGTGCCCAGAAGGCCGAGGCGCTGAAGCAGCTGCTTGAAATCATTGCTGCGTCGGACCAGAGCATCGTGCAGGCCGTGCGGCGATCTGCTTGGTTGCGCTGGACGATGAAGTTCAAACAGGCGCTCAAGCCGAGTGATATCGAGAAGAACGTCCAGGAGTTTTCAGAGCGATACCTGAGCTTAGCAAACGACAGCGGGATCTTGCCGCAGGACCCGCGGTTCGACGTGGAGCCCGTCCGGGATGGCGGGCAACAGTACGTGCCGGCCTCACCACTCCAGCAGCGGGCCGTGGAGCGCATCTACTCGTTCTTCAGGGTCAATGAGGCCATCGTGCAGGCGAAGTACGATGAAAACCAGTGGCTGGCCTACTACGAGGCCGAGATTGCGCCGCTGGCCCAGCAGATGAGCGAGGAGTTCACCCGCAAGCTGTTCAGTCGTCGGGAGCGGGGGTTCGGGAATCGGATCGTGTTCGATGCAACGGCGCTGACGTTCGCGAGTATGCAGACGAAGTTGGGGCTCGTGCAAATGGTTGACCGTGGTGCGCTCACCCCCAATGAGTGGCGCCGCATCCTTAACCTGCCGCCNATNGANGGCGGAGATCGNCCCATCCGGCGGCTCGATACGGACGTCGTNGANGACAGCGCTGCCCAGGGAGGTGGTGAGGAATGAGGAGCAAGCGCTTTTGGCAGTTCTTCAACCGCTCCGACACGGAAGCAGAATTGCGGATTGAGGGCGAGATCGTCGATGAGGACGATGCTTGGGCGTATGAGTGGCTGGGCATTCCGCATATAACGCCAAATGCCTTTCGTGAGGAGTTGGCGAAGTACAAGGGCAAGAACCTCACCGTCTGGGTCGATAGCATTGGCGGCGTGGTGTGGGCGGCGGCCGGCATCTACAACGCTTTGATGGAGCACAAAGGCAAGGTCACCGTAAAGATNGACGGGAAGGCTCTCTCGGCCGCAACNATCATCGCCATGGCTGGCGACGAGGTGCTGATGTCTCCCGCGGCTGTAATGATGGTCCATAACCCGTGGGTTCATGTCGCAGGGGACTCGGATTTCCTGCGGCACATGGCTGGCGTCCTGGATGAGATCAAGGAAGCCATCATTAACGCCTACGAGATTAAGACGGGCCTCTCGAGGGATGACCTGGCTCGCTTGATGGATGAGGAAACCTGGATGAGCGCCCGCAAGGCGGTGGAACTCGGGTTCGCCGACGGCATCCTCTATGCCGACGACGCCGAGCCAGAGTCAGCCAACGCCCGGGCGGCGCCGGCATATGCGGTGAGCCGGCTCGCGGTTCTCAACATGGCCGACGCAGCGATGCGTCGGCTTTTTGATGTCTGGAAAGCGCACAACGGCGGCCGCGAGGCCGACCTGCAGCTCCAACTGGAGCTAATCAAACTCAAGGAGGTCAAGGACGATGACGCGTAAGGAGTATGTCGAGAAGCGGAAGGCCCTGGTCGCCGAAGCAGAAGCCTACGCGGCCGAGGGCAGTGTCGAGCGGTTCAACGAGGTGAAGGCGCAGATTGAGGCGCTCGACCGGGAGTACGAGGCGGCCATCGTGGCCCGGGCAAACGCCCGCGCGCTGCAGGAGGAACTGAAGGTCCTCCAGTCCCGCGCGGTTGGCGCAGACGAGCCGGCGTTGGTGCCCGGTACTGGGCAGGTTGTCGACACCATGCAGGCCGACAAGGCGCGGGTCATCACCCGCTGGGGTGTCCAGGCGTCGGCGGAGCGCGGTCGCGCCCTGAAGGCCATGAACGCCGTGAAGCTGACGACCGAAGGTGTGCTGGTGCCCACTCGCTACGGCACCGACTTGATGCCGGCGTGGAACGAGGTCTCCAGCATTGTGGATTTGGTCCGCATCTTCCCGCGGATCGGCGGCGAGGCGTTCGAGCGGTCCTACGTCCGCGGTTACGGCGAGGGCCAGGAGGTCGCGGACGACGCCGACTACCACGAGTCCGATACCGAGTTCGGGTTTGTGCGGATCGGCAAGAGCAAGGTGACGGTGTACACCGAAGAGGACGAGGGNGTGCTCAAGCTGCCGGACATCGACTATGACGCCGAGATCGTCAACGGTGTGCGCATCGCCCTGCGGAAGCGCATTGCCAGGCAGATTCTCGTGGGCCCCGGCACGGCGGACCGGATCACGGGTATCTTCGCGTCGACCTATTCGGGCGCGGATCCCAAGGCCGGCGCCATCGACCCGACGACGGACCTGCAGCTGGCGACCATCGACGACGGCACGCTGGATGAGATCATTTTCAGCTACGGCGGCGAGTGCGTCAGGCGACTCGAGGCGTCTGCC